TTAGTTAATTCTCGTTATACTTTAATAGAGCATATAACTCATAAATCAACAGCTGCAAAACCTGCTGCTATTAATGAGATGTCAGCTTTTGTTAAACAAGACAAAGATGTACGTTTATTATCATATAAAATATTAGTAGACAAGTTTAACGAAAAATATTCAGGATTAAATTCTGGTCAAAAAAGATTGCTAAAAGAATATATTAATTCAGTAACTGAAAATGTAGAATTAAAAGAGTTTATTCTTAAAGAAGTAACTTTATTGCGTAAAGAATTAAAAGAGTTAGCAGCTAAAATAACTGATAAGGTTGTAAAAATTAAAATAGCTGAAGTAACTAATTTATTAAAGACTATTTCAGAATCTAAAACGGTTAAAGATGGTCATATAATTTCTTTGTTACGTTATCACGAATTAGTAAAAGAACTTAAAAAAGTATAATATATGGCAGCCAATCCAATTTCAGGTCCTTATAGCGCACCTGCTACTACATATCATCAAAACATAGCTAAATTTAATCGTTCAGAGCTAGTAACTGCACCTTTTATAGCTACTGGATCGTATGCAAACTCAATAGGATTTTATCAATCCGGATCCGCTGCGGCAACTGTAACATTAACAGGAGGAGGTTCGTTTACAGTACCAGCAATTAATGCAAATGCGCCCGCTGCTGTACATGAAGTAGGAGTGTATAGCGTAACAGCAGGATCAATTTATTTATTATACAGATAATATGTCATACTTAAATTCATTACGTAAATATCGTTTATTAAACGAGTCTGCGGATTCTGAACCTCAAGAGGAAGAATTAGACGAAATGTCTACTTCAGCAGGAGCCGGCCCGTATTTAACTCCTAACGCTTTTGGTGAGTTAGGCAACGATACTATTGAAATGCTAGGTTATAAAAAAGCAAAGAAAGTAAAAAAGAATGTGAAAGAGTCAACTTTTAAGAAACTGTCTTCTGAAATGTTTCTAGAAAGTGCTTATCATGAATATAAGAAAGATCCTTCAGGATCTCCAAAGGCAAAAATTAATCATTCTATTGCAGAGATTAATCGTGGTTTGCGTTTTATGGAAAAAATAGTTAGCAACAACGTACGATTAAAGCAAGAGTCTAATGTAGACAATTCCATGTACTGGAAATCGTCTCGAGAAAATTTAAACAAAATTAATGAACGATTATTACGTCTTTCACAACAAATTAAAGAATTAGCATCATGAAACAATTATTAGTAGACACTATAGTATTTTCCGCTACTCCAGATATGATTGCAGAGTCAATGGAGAAAAATAACGGACGTTTATTAGTTAAAGGAGTACTTCAAAGAGCCGAAGCTAAAAATCAAAATGGCCGAGTATATCCTAGAGAAATTTTAATGCGCGAAGCGAAAAAATACAGCGATGTAAATATACGAGAGCGCAGAGCGTTAGGAGAATTAGATCATCCAGATTCTTCTATTGTTAACTTAAACAACGTGTCACACAATATTGTAGAGATGCATTGGAATGGAGACGATTTAGTTGGCACTGTAGAAGTGTTATCAACTCCTTCAGGAAATATTTTAAAAGAGCTTTTCAAGTGTGGAATTAAATTAGGTATTAGTTCTCGTGGATTAGGCTCTGTTAAGCAGTTAGGTGAAAATACTGTTGAGGTGCAAGACGACTTTGAGTTAGTTGCATTTGACTTTGTGTCAAATCCATCAACTCATGGAGCGTTTTTAAAGCCTATGCACGAGTCAGTAGATCCAAAATTAGCTAGCAATTCAAAATACGATCGAGTAAGTCGTATTATAACTGATATATTAACTGATATAAAATAATACATTATGAATTTAGAAGATCGCTATAAAGCTAGTTCCTTAAACTCTAGAGGAATAGTTTACAATGGAACGACTCAGTTTGCTAAAGACACGTCAAAATTAAACGTTGACACAATACCAGCTCGCTACAATTCTGCAGGCGCTATTGCAGCTGCAAAAGACACTTCTAAATTAAATTTAGATAGCATTCCATCAAAATACAGCCCAAAATGAAATTAACTAGTATACTTAAAAAATCAACTTTAAACGAAAACGTTGTTGAGCCTTCAGAGCAAATAATTAAAGGAGCTATGAAAGCTCTTAAAATTAAAACTGGCATTAACGCTCAGTTAACGTTGATTAAGTCAAAGCCAGATGTATTGTATTACACAATGGACGTGACTAAAGATCTTCGTAGCCCATTGATGTTAGCTATATTTGAAGCTATGACATTAGACGTGGCTTGCAGAAACGTTCCAAACTCTATTGGAGGATATGCATTTGCAATTTCCGCTAATTGGAAACACAAAGGCGGTGGATCTAATGGAAAGGACATCGGAGTGGTATTTTTTGATAATGGAAAGTATACAGTAAGAATTTACTAATATGCCTTACACAGCTAGAAAAGAAGGTGGTAAATACGTAGTGTATAAAAAAGACTCTGGTAAAAGAGTCGGTGCTACTAAAGGCACTAAAGAAGCACTTCGTAAATATTTAGCTGCGTTGCATATGCACGAAACAAAAAAGTTAAAAAACGAAAATATGAAACCAAAATCTATTAAATTAGCGTCGCTACTTAAATTACACGAAAGTGAAAACCCAATGGAGGGAATGACTACAGAGCAGAAAAAAGCTTTTATGGAAGCTGTGTATCGTTTTGCAGAACACGCTCCTTCAATTTACAGATCACACTCTTTAAAAGAAACTGCGCAGTATTTAGGCGAATTAATTGAAGCTGCAAATCATTTAACACTTTCAGAAACTGAAGATTGGTTTGACAGAGCTACTGTTAATCGTCACATGAAACATTTAGGTGAAGCGTTTAAGATTTTTGAAAAAACGTCTCATGAAATGACTACTTTGCAACAACGTTTAGAGTCTGCATACGAAGACATTGGAGAAACGTTAGGTAAGTATTACGATATTAATGGTATGGTAAACGAAGCTAATGAAACTGAATATCAGAAGTTTTTTACTAAGGCTATGAAGAAGTTTAAAATTAACGAACCTTCAGACTTAGAAGAACCAGGTGAAAAGAAAAAATTCTTTAAATGGGTAGATAAAAACTATACAGCTAAAGAAGAACCAGGTAAAGACAAAGGCGTAAAAGATTCTAAATAATTCATCAAATGAAACTATCTGTAATAGCTCAAACTGTTGTACAACGTGCTTATATTAAAATGTTAACTGAATCTATTTCAGGAGATGCAGCGTCTATACAAAAACAATTATTTTCATTAGGCAATGAGCTTAAAAAAGATGGAGAAGATGTAACTGACGAAGAAGTTCAAGCAGCTCTATTATCTGCATTAATTGATGCGGAAGGAAAAGTTAATAGTATTGACGTATCTGATATAGATGCTATTAAAACTGAAATTAAAGAATCTAGATCATATTTATCTGAAGCTGCGGGCATATTAGGATCAATTCACTTGATAGCTGATGTACTAGGCAATGCAGCTTTTTTACATGTTCTATCTGAAGCATTACAAAAAGCTGGGTTTAAAGATATTGATGAAAATAAATTAAAAGCTAAATTAGAAAAAACACTTTCACTTATTAAAAGTGTTACTGGATTTCCTGCAAAAGTAATGGAAAAAGCGTTTGCATGGATAGCTAGTAAATTAGGAGCTAGCGCAGCTGCACAAAAAATTGCTGGCGTGTCTGGAGTGTTATTAATAACTCTAGCATTATTGTCTGTAGCTGTATATGTGTTCCCGTCTATAACGTCAGGAGTATTGTTAGTATTTGCTATTTCAGGCCTAATCGGTAAAGGCGTTGAGATAGTTAAATTAACTAAAGAAATAGTTGCGCATATTAAAGAAAACGAAGCTAAGTTAAAAATAGCTTAAAATAAAATTTATACAAATGGGCGTGTTTTCTCATTCACGCCCATATTTATACTCGTAACGCACAATGTCTTACTATTCTATGTAAGAGGCGATAATTAAACTTATCCATTAAGATTTCTAATAATCTTATTTCCAATTAACTTATTTAATAAAAGGACTATGAAAGATCTATTGAAAGAAGCAATCGCGGACGCAAAAGCTGTACGTGAAACTGCTTTGGCCAATGCTAAACTTGCTTTAGAAGAAGCTTTCGCTCCAAGACTTCAATCTATGTTGTCTGCTAAATTAGCTGAAGAAATGTCTGAAGAAGACGAAGAAATGCCAGCTGATGAAGAGATGCCAATGGAAGGTGAAGATATGGAGATGGAAGACGAGCCAGTAGCAGAAGGCGATGACGAAATGTACTCTGACGAAGAGGAAGTAACTGAAGGCGACGATGAAGAAATGCCTGAAGAAGAACCTGAAATGGAAGAGGAAGACGATTTAGATTTAGAAGAAATTATTCGCGAATTAGAAGGCGAAGAGCATTCTGAAGATGAAATGACTGAAGAAGAAGAGCCTGTATCCGACGAAGATGCTGAAGCTGCAATGGCTGAAGGTGAAGAAGACGAGGACGAGGAAGTCAACATTGAAGAAATTATTCGTTCACTTCGCGAAGAAGAGGAAGGTGAAGAAGAAGAAATGACTGAAGAGGAAGAAGAAGCTAAAGAAGCTGAATTAGAAGAAGCTTACAACGTTATTCGTTTCTTGAAAAGCAAAATCAATGAAGTAAATTTATTGAACGCTAAGTTGCTTTACTCTAATAAGCTTTTCCGTAATTTCGCTCTAAACGAAGGTCAGAAAATGAAAGTAATTGAAAACTTTGACAGAGCTCACAATTTGCGTGAAGTGAAGTTAGTGTTTTCCACTCTAGCTGAATCATTTAAAGCTCCTAAGAAAGCTATTAAAGAATCATTTGCTTCGAAGCCTATTGCTTCTACCAAACCGCAGAAGCAAGTGATTGCAGAAGGTGCTGATTTAGCTGCTAGATTTAAAAAATTAGCGGGATTAAAATAATTAAATTAACTTTAAAAAAACAAACAGAATGTCAAAATTATCAAACATTTTAACTGATAGTAATTCTGCAATCCGTCGCCAAATGGAAGAGACTAAAGGTCTTGTTTCAAAATGGAATAAGACAGGTTTGTTAGAAGGTCTATCCAACGAGTATGAGAAGCACGGTATGGCTATCATGCTTGAAAACCAAGCTAAGCAATTAGTTTCTGAAGCTAACTCAACTGGTACTTCTGGTAACGCAGAAGAATGGTCTGGTGTAGCTCTTCCATTAGTACGTCGTGTATTCGCTGAGATTGCTGCTAAAGATTTCGTTAGTGTACAGCCTATGAATTTACCATCAGGTCTTGTATTCTATATGGATTTCAAATACAATACAGCTCAGCCAGGATTCACTACTAGCAACACATCTGAAAACCCAACCGTAACTGGATATCAGAATGATTCTGTATTCGGTATTACTAACACTACCGGAGACGTTTCTCAAGGTCTTTATGGTGCCGGTCGTTTCGGTTATTCAATTAACGACGCTATTAAGTCATTATCTGCTACTGGTTCAAACATTACTCAAACTGCTCCATCAGATACTCACGCTATTGTTAGTACTGCATTGAATATGGCAGCTGACGCTGATTTTGATGAGTTTAACTACGATAGTACATTTACTAGTGCTTATTCAGCTTCAATCGCCGCAGGTCACTTTAAGAAAATTACTATCACAGGTTCTGCTTTAAGTAATCCTGATTATAATGGAGTTCGTGCTTATGCAGTAACTTCATCAACTTCTGGTAGAATTGAAGCTTACTTCCCACAATTTACTAAAGTTTCTGGAACATCTATTACATTTATTGTGTCTGGATCTATTACAGCTGCTACCGCTGCTACTCCATTAGCTGTACAGTATCACAAACAGCCAGCTGCTAGCGGTCGTGGTGATTTTGAAGATACTGTCGGAAACGGAACAGATATCAATATCCCAGAAATCAACGTTGAGTTACGTAGCGATGCTATCGTTGCTAAGACTCGTAAGTTGAAAGCAATCTGGAGTCCAGAATTTGCTCAAGACTTGAACGCTTATCACTCAATTGACGCTGAAGCTGAATTAACTTCTATGTTGTCTGAGTATATCTCTCAAGAGATCGACTTAGAAATTTTAGATATGTTGATTCAAAATGCTGTGACAACTGATAAGTGGTCTGCTCAAATTGGATATGAGTATGTAGCATCTACCGACACGTTTTCATTAACTGCTAGTCAGTACGCTTCTGCTTATAATCAAGGTACTTGGTTCCAAACTTTAGGTACTAAGATCCAGAAAGTATCTAATAAAATTCACCAAAAGACAATGCGTGGTGGTGCTAACTTCTTAGTTTGTTCTCCAGACGTTGCAACTATCCTTGAGTCTATCCCAGGATACGCTGCTGACACTAACGGTGATAAAATGCAGTTCGCTATGGGTGTTCAGAAAGTTGGTGCTTTAAATAACCGCTTTACTGTATACAAAAACCCATATATGACTGAGAACTTGATCTTATTAGGATATCGTGGTAGCCAGTTCTTGGAAACAGGTGCTGTATATGCTCCATATATTCCATTGATCATGACTCCATTAGTATACGATCCAACCAACTTTACTCCACGTAAAGGTGTAATGACTCGTTATGCTAAGAAGATGGTTCGTCCTGAATTCTACGGAACTATTAAAGTTCACGGTTTGAATTTAGTGTAATAGTCTAAATCTTATTTCTTAATAAATGAAAAGGGGTGTTAAAGCCCCTTTTCTACTGAATTAATGGATTGTTACGATATTTATATTAAAGGTAATAATATGAAAACTGAACAGTTAAGAAGCATTATTAGAGAAGTAATTCAAGAAGAATTGCCTAACATGCAACATCCTGATCACGAAGCTAAAATGGCACGTGGTGAGTTGCGTGATATGGTAAAGCTAGGAGCAGAATTATATCAAATGATACAAGAAGGGCAAGAGTTGCCAGGTTGGGTATCAGGATATATAACGCTAGCGTCTGACTACGTGCATAGCGTACATCAGTATATGACAGAAAATCACTCTTAAACATTAATTATGGAAAATGAAGTTACAAAAAAATTAAACACTGAAAAGCGTAAGCCGAAAAATCCTGTCAAGTTTAAATTAGAACTTAATGAAGAGCAGAAAAATGCTAAAGGATTAATTTTTGACAATCCAGTTGTTTTAATTAAAGGTCAAGCAGGTTCAGGTAAAACACTTTTAGCCTGTCAATGTGCTTTAGATATGTTTTTTAAACGAGAAATTGAAAAGATTGTTATTACTCGTCCAACAGTAGCCAAAGAGGATATTGGATTTCTTCCAGGTGATCTAAAAGAAAAAATGGATCCATGGTTAGCTCCTATCTATGCTAACTTGTATATGCTGTATAATAGAGAAGGTGTAGACAAAATGGCAGCAGAAGGGTATATTGAAATTGTTCCTTTTGCGTTTATGCGAGGTCGTACCTTTCCTAATACATTTGTATTGGTAGATGAGTGTCAAAACATAACTCATGGGCAAACTGAAATGATGTTAGGTCGTCTTGGCAAAGGCGGTAAAATGGTATTCTGCGGAGACATTAGTCAAACTGATTTAAAAAATAAAAAAGATTCTGGTATTAGCTTTTTTACTCGTTTAGAAGAAAACGTTAAAGGTGTTCGTGTATGTACACTTAAAACTAATCATCGTCATGAGATTGTAGAGCCAATACTTAACATTTATGCTGAATATAGAGATTAAAAAGTTATGATAAATCAACTACTTAAATTTTTTAAAATTGTTAAAACTATGAACTATTCAAAAGAAAAAATTGAATCAGCGGTAAAGGCCAAAGGTTATGTTTGGTTTGAAGACGCAGCAAACAAAGGTTATGATGTAAACATTGTTGGTATCAGAAATTCTGCTACAGGTCAAGCAGTAACTAATTTATTTGATGATCGCATTTCTGTTTCTTATAAAGAAAATGGAAATTGGATTTACAAAGAATGGGTATGCACTACGGATCCTGGAAAGAAAGGTGTTCAGCAGTATCATAATGCAGCAGGAGTTGCTCGTTTAGTAGAAGGTCAATATCGTGGATCGCATATGTTAGGTTTACATCAAGGTAAATACGAAGCGTTAAGACAAAAAGCTAATGTTAAAGTTTATCGTGATGCTAACAAAGATTTAACCTATGATGAAAATAAAATTCAAGAAGGTGTATTCGGTATCAATATTCACAAAGCTGGAGAAGATTCTACTTACGTAGAAAATTGGAGCGAAGGATGTCAAGTATTTAAGCGTGCAAAAGATTTCAACGAGTTTATGGAAATTATGAGAAAAGCTTCTGCCGTTCATGGTAATTCCTTTACTTACACTCTTATCGAATCATCCGATATTAAGTAAGTCATTTAAGTTAGTGTCATTTGGCATTCTTTGATATTTATTATTAAAGAATGCCATGGCAGTAACAATTCCAATCTATCCAGGTTCAAGTTCATTTTTTCCAGGGGATACTCCCTTTGGATACTTTGACTACGATTTATCGTTTCAATCCGATGCTGATAAAATAACGGATTGGTGCGCTAAACGATTAGGATATCCAATTCAAGACATAGAAATTCAAAGTTATCAAATCTACGCTTGTTTTGAAGAAGCTATATTAGAATATTCCAATCAAGTAAATCAATATTCTATACGAGATAACATGTTTCAGTTGCAAGGATCTCCTACAGGATCTAATTTAACTGGAAAAACGTTTACTCCTGGATTAGGTAGATTAATATCTATAGCTAAAAATTACGGAACAGAAGCAGGTAGTGGCGGATATTTAAACTATAAATCTGCTTCAGTAGACATTACTCCAGGCAAACAGGTATATGATATGTCAGAGTTTACTTTTGAAACTGGTAGTGACGCTTCTAAGAATATAGAAATTAAAAAAATATTTCACGAAACTCCTCCAGCTATCGTAAGATATTTTGATCCATTTGTTGGTACTGGTTTAGGTTCGCAGCAAATGATGGAATCGTTTGGCTGGGGAAGTTACTCTCCGGGTGTATCGTTTTTAATGATGCCAATGTATGCTGATTTAATTCGTTTACAAGCTATTGAGTTTAACGATATGATTCGTAGATCAGGATATAGCTTTGAAGTGCATGGAACAAAATTAAGAATATTTCCTATACCATCATACGATTATAAATTATTTATTAATTATATCACTACTGAAGAGCGAAACAATTTAATGTTCACTTCTGCTAATGGTATTAGCGATTTTTCAAACGTACCATACGAATTGCATAACTATAAGTATATTAATCCTGCAGGTAAGCAATGGATATTCAAATATACATTAGCTTTGGTTAAAGAAGTGTTAGGAAACATTCGTAACAAATATTCTTCGATTCCAATTCCAGGATCTGAATTAACTCTTAACGGAGCTGATTTAGTTTCTCAAGGTCAAACAGAAAGAGAAGCTCTTATAACTCAAATGAGAGAAAATTTAGATGCAGTATCTCGTCAAGCTCAGATTGCTAAATTAACAGAAGAAGCTGATAATATGCAGTCACAATTAAACAAAATTCCATTACCAATTTATATAGGATAATATGGCTATATTCGGATCTGCAAGAGATATGTCGTTGTTTAGAAGTGTTAACAAAGAAATGCTTCGTAAGTATATTGATACTGAAGTGTTATTCTACAAGTTAAATTTAGATGCAACGTCAACGAATATTTATGACGAATCAGATAAAAAAGTATATACCGCTCCTAAATTAATTTATTCTATCGTAACATTGGAAGAGCAGGTATGGGGAGGCGACGACTATGGAATGGAATTAACGCAAAATGCAACGTTTGGATTTCTACGTGACGATTTAATTGAAAATGATTTATTGCCACAAATAGGAGATGTATTAGAGTATAAATCTGGATTTTATGAAATTGATTCTTTTAAAGAAAATCAATTTGTAGCAGGTAAAGATCCAGATAGTTGGTTTGGTGGCAATAGCCATGGTTATAACGTGTCAATTATATGTGATGCTCATTTAACTCGTCAATCCAAACTTAATATTGTGCAAACTCGTTTTGGAAATTCAGTAGCAAGTAACAAAAATACAATTTTACCAAATAATATATAATGAAAGAAAAACCAGACAGATCAGAAAGCAGCTTTATCTCAGATGAAGAACTTAAGCGATTAGCTGGGCTTTCTAACATACGCAGAGATACTGACAACGTAAAAGACGTTCGTGTATCGTTATACGATGTTGATTATAATGTAAAATGGCATTTAGAAAATGTAATTCGATGTACTATAACCGAAGAAAATACTGTTGTAACAGTGCCTGTACTATTTGCTAACGGAGAAAAATGGGCGTCGATACAACGACACGGTTATTTGCGTGACAATCAAGGTAAACTGCTTACTCCTTTAATTGTAATTAAACGAAATGGCGTGTCTAAAAGAGAAGACATTCAAGATTTAAAAGTTCGAGAAAGCCCAGACTCAAGAATTACATTTGAAAAAAAGTATTCTATGCAAAATCGTTACGATCGATTTTCAGCTACTACTAAAAGACCAGTTAAAGAATTTTATTCAATTGACGTTCCTAAGTTTGTTAACGTAGAATACGATATGATGTGTTGGACTAACAACACAATGCAGTTAAACGAAATTGTAGAACAATTAATGTGGTTTGATGGTAAAGCATTTGGCGACACTTATAAATTTATTACTCATATAGACCCGCCTCAATTTGAAAATATGAATAATGTTGGGGAAGATAGAGTAGTAAGAGCCAGTATGCCTATGCGTACAAAAGCGTACATCCTCAATACCAAAGGTTCGGAGGCACCGGTAATATATAAATTGCCTACTATTACAAATGTCGTTATAGCAGAAATAACAGGCAGTATTTAATATTTATAAAAAAGTTTATATGGCAGCAGGAAAATATTCATTTACAATAGAACAAGGAGCTACTTTTCAATTAGAGCTTCAATATAAAGACGCTAATAACGATCCAATTAATTTATCTGAATACAGTGGTCGGATGCAAATACGCTCGTCAGTATCTGACTCAACAGTACTTCTTCAATTAAGTAGTTCAAGGGCTGATGACGGTACTGGATTAAATTTTAGTGGGTCTAATGGATCTACTCCACCTGCATCTGGATCTATAGGAGTGTATATATCTGCAGTGTCTTCATCAGCTTTAACGTTTTCAGAGGCAGTATACGATTTAGAAATTTACTCTGGCAGTTTCGTAGCTCGCTTATTAGAAGGTAAAGTTAGATTGAGTAAAGAAGTAACTCGATAATGGCAACAGTAATTATTAGTTCAGTTGGACTTCCTGGATTAACTGGTCCGCAGGGAGATACTGGTCCGCAAGGTATTCAAGGCATTCAAGGACCTTCTATACCGTTTAGTAATTTAGGAAGTGGAGCATGGAGAACGACTAGTAGCTTACAATTATCAGGCTCGTTAAATTTATCCGCTTCATTTATTCAACTTGGTAGTAATACTATAACTGGATCATTTAGTGTATCAGGATCTACTTTACAAACTGGTAATAATACTTTAATTGGAAATACTACATTAAGTGGTAGTATAGAGGTAAGTGGATCGTCAAACTTCCATAACAGCTCATTCACTGTTACTGGATCAAGTAACTTTTTAGGCAACACTAATATTCAAGGAAATTTAAACGTAATCAGTGGCTCTTCAATTTATTTATGGGGTAATAAATTATTTAATTACGGAGCATTTTCAAGTACTATCACACAGCCAATGACCGTAGCTAATCAAATATATTCAATGTCGTATGACACGACTGACATAGCTTCTGGAATTTCAGTAGAAAATAATACTCGTATAACTGTTGCTCATACTGGATTGTATAATTTACAATTTTCTTCGCAATTTTATCATGACGGCAACACAACTGATGATATTGCTATTTGGTTTAGAATTACAGGAAGTAATGTAGCTAATTCAGCAACAGATATAACGTTAGCTAAACAAGAACGTTTAGTAGCTGCTTGGAATTTTGTAACTCAATTATCATCAGGAAGTTACATTGAAATTTTAGTAGCTCCTACAGGTAATGACATTTCAATGGTAGCGCGTGCAGCAAGGACGAGTCCAGTAGCAATTCCAGTAGTGCCTTCAGTAATTGCTACATTAACTCAGATAGCGTAAAAATCAAACTATGTTTTAATTGGATATTTATTAAAGAGAATATTCTACTAAACAGTACATGTCACAACAAATTCAAACAGACGAGCATAATATTACAGTTAACACTAACAACACCAATGTTAATGTAATTGATACTGATAATAATACTGTTAACGTTATCAATCAAGTTACTAACATTGTTGAAGTGGAAGTAATTCGTACTCAACCAATACAGTTAGAGTCTGGTGCTATAGAAGTTGTTGAAGTTAAAACTGGATTGTTAGGGCCTAAAGGAGATGTCGGTCCAGTAGGACCTTCAGGATCTCAAGGACCGTCTGGTAGTCAAGGGCCACAAGGTGTTCAAGGTATTCAAGGACCGCAAGGAGAACAAGGTCCTATTGGTTCACAAGGAATAGCAGGAGAGCCTGGACCCATGGGCCCGATAGGACCTGAGGGTATTCAAGGACCGGCGGGAGCTACCGGAGCTACAGGACCACAAGGACCAGTTGGGTTAGGTCTTACATTTTTAGATTCTGAAAATTTAAAGGTAACTGCAAGTTTACAATTAACAGGCAGTCTTCAAGTTACGTCAGGAATAACAGGCTCGTTGCTTGGGTCCGCTTCATATGCACTAACTGCATCGTATGCACTTAACGCTCCAGTAATTGAAACTGGTAGTTTTGTAGTAACTAGTTCATTTAATACATTTACTTCATCAATACAATCTCAAGTAAGTAGCTTAACGACTGCTACATCAAGTTACGTTACTAACAGTATTACAGCTTCAATGTCTGTATTAAGTAGCTCGTATGCTGATACAGCTTCGTATGCACTTAATATTCCAGAAATTGACACTTCTGCATTAGTAGCAACGTCTTCGTTTAATGATTATACTTCTTCAGTTGCTAGTCAATTTGAAACAGTAAATGTATTTACGGGTTCTATTCAATCTGAAGTCGATAGTTTAACTGCAGCTACTTCAAGCTACGTTCCTGCAAATGAAATGCCAGGGTATTTAGCACCATATGTGCTTACTTCACAAACAAGTTCAATGACTGTTAATTCGGCATCGTTTGCTACTAGTGCACAAACAGCTGACTTTGTATCAATCACAGCAGGCGAAGGAATTTCAGTTTCAGGAATGACCGTGTCATCTAAGTTGCGTACGGTAAATGGAAATGCTCCTGACCCAGTCACTGGCAACGTCGCAGTTTCTTTAGCAGCTGTATTAACTGGTACTTCTGCATCGCTAGCTTCTTATGCTACTGGAGGATTAGCAGAAGGCACTGTTTGGATTGTATCGGAAGATCCTATTGCATCAAAAAATGGTACTTCGTATGTATACGATTCAGGATCAGTCGGAGTTTGGTATCAAATTGCTCCTTTAGATCAAACAGCTGCAGATGCTAGATACGCTCGTATAAATGAAACTACAATACAAAATTTAACTAGTAGTTTTGCAGTAACCGCATCGATATCAACATCTTCGTCGTTTGCTACAACAGCATCTTTTGCATCGTCAGCGGCCATTCAATACGTAACTAATAGCATTCAATCGTTAACAGGTATTGAAGTAGCCGACTTTTCAGATAACGTAGCTGTGACATTTACTAATGGTCGATTAAAATTTATATTTGGTACTCCGACAACTGCTAGCAATCAAGTAATATCATTTAATAATACTTTTAACACCGATCGTTTTGATTTAGAATTAGATGAGTTTACAGTTACTAGCACTTGGAATATTAATGGATACACATTAATTAGCGCTTCTATATTTGAAGGAAATACATTACTAGCTCAGACAGGCGTAGGATCTCCATTAGCACATTCAACATCATCTATAGGATCTCATACGTATAGATTTGAATTGACTTCTAGTAGTCCGTTAGATGGAGTAGTTACTTCATCATTTCATACTGTAGCAGGTACGTTAAATAAAGTAGCTCCTGCAGTATCGACTATATCGGCTACTCCAACAGTTCAATTAAATGCTGCTTCGAGTCAAATTGAGCAAGGAGCAACTGGCAGTATATCTGTAACTATGTCGACAGGATCTGCAAATCGATGGACTATAACTAATTTTAGAGGGTCTGGTTCAATTGGAGCTACTGCAGTACCATTATTTGCAAATGCTAATGGAACGCAAAATACATCAACATTTTTTGTAACAGGTTCTGCAACTGGATCGTCTAATATTACGTTTAACGCTTTTGCTAATTACAACTCAGGGGTATTGCATAGTTCAGTTATAACAAATACAGGAAATTCGGCTACTACTTACACTAAAATTCGCAGTTTACGTGCAGGAGCTTATACAGCTGCTTCGTTAACTCAAGCTGATTTAGATAATCTAGCATTGTGGGACACTACATTAGGAGGGTCTATAGGAACAATTTATAAAGGCACTGGAATTGCAAATGGATCTCCGTCCGTGTCGTTTACACACTCAGGGGCTGATAAGTACTATTACCTTGTAGTCGATTCGGCTAGAACTATTACGGATATTAGAGTTGGTACTACATCTGTAATTTCAGGTAACTGGAACGCTGTTGTAACTGTCGGGTCATATAAAGTGTATAGAACTAAATTTATACAATCATTACCCGGAGGTAATCCATTAACGATATCATATAACTTAACTATAACTTAAAAAAAAATACTAAATGCCATTAAATCTTGGAGGAGGTCTTTTAATTACAAACGTTGAACCAGCAGATGCTAGATTTACTGCTGCGAATCGTACTGAACGATTAAGTTATTCAATTAACGGGGTATACGAAGGTCTTATAATGTATCAACAAGATACTAATGAATTATATGTTTTAGTCGACACGTCTAATGTTGGTAACGATACTGGATGGGTGTTGATTAATTCCGGTAATATCACAGGCAGTTTGCTTACTACTAGTAGTTTTAATTCATGGACAAGTTCTAGCGCTAGTCAGTTTGCTGGTACTGCAAGTTTTGCTACCACAGCATCTTATATCGCTCCAATTTTTATATCAGCATCTGCTGCAAGTTACGGATTTGGTTCAGGTGGAGGCAGTGGCACTGGCAATGGATTTCCGTATGATGGAAGAACTGTACCAGCAGTAGTATCAGGTTCAATAGTAGTATCAGGATCAGGAATACGAGTAACTGGATCAATATTAGTATCAGGGTCAATCGGTATTAATGGAGTACCTAACTCTAATACAATGTTATTCGTACCTGGACGAGTTCGTTTTGGTCAAGGCGATAATACTCGTGTGAATACTAGAACAATGGATGTTGGCGGTAATATAAACTTACAGCAAGTAGCCGATCCTGGAAGTGCCGAAGCTCAATACATGTCTCGTAGTATATCTGTAACTACCGGAGGTAATATTGGAATAACAGGTCAATTGCAAGGCACGTCTTTATCAACATTAAAAACAGGAGATACAAGAGCAAGATATTTTTATCAAGTAACGTTTGTATCAGCTGAAGGAGAAACTGGTGCATTTAATTATAACGTTAGACAAGGATTAACTTCTACGCCATACGCCGATGTTACGCAATCAAATAGTGCTATATTAATTGCCGTGCCTACTAGCTCTGATGCGCGTGTTACGAGTCGTAAACTTTGGAGATCACGGCCTGCTACTGCTAGTATAACAGCTCCAAATTTTGACGGTACTGAAGTAAGCTTTTGTTATGAACTAGCTACTATTCCCGGTAATTCTGAGGTTATATATACAGATACAATTTCAGAAACTCAACAAAATATAACTAATGCTACTAGTTGGACTTATCGATATCCAAATACAACAGCCGGTCTTTTAGAAATAGGTGCTGGTAATAGGTCGTTACTAACTTATGAGTTTGGTACAACGTTAGGTGTACGAGCTGGGGCGTTAAACACTCGAGGTAATAGTTTTGTAGCTATAGGAACTGATGCAGCGTATAGTAACAGAACTGGTAATAATAGTGTATCTGTTGGATATCAAGCCGCGTATGCTAATGTATTTGGGTCTAATAACATTGCAATTGGCTATACTGCTATTAATCAAAACGTATCTGGTTCTAGCAATGTTGCTGTTGGTGATTCGGCATTACGTACCGTTGTTCGTACAGACACATCATTAAATTACAATACAGCGATCGGAGATTCGGCATTAAATATAATAAATCATAATGCAGCGTATAATGTTGGAGTAGGATTTAGAACTGGAGTGGGAATAACTGGCTCGTATAATACGTATTTAGGCGGACAAACTGGTAATAGGTTTGGAACAACTCGAGTCGCTGGTGACTATAATACATATCTAGGATATCGAGCAGGCGATCAGCAAGCGTCTGGAGTCAATTCAAGTAATAATATATTAATAGGCGCTTTAGTTAATTTACCTGGAAATTCTGGAAGTAATTTATTAAACATTGGTAATTTAATTTATGCTAATCGAATAACTGCCGATGGTACTCCTAGTAGATTAGGTACTGTACACCTAGGAGGATTGACTGACAGTGCCGTAATTGCAACTAGCCCACACAGATTAATTGTTAGTGGATCTGCAAATATTACTAATGGATTAAGCGTCTCAGGATCACTTTTAATTTCCGGATCCATTATACCAAATGTCGGTGCAACACTAACGTCATCTTTTGAATTAGGATCACCTACGGCGGCCTGGAATAGGATTTGGGTGCGTTCATCTTCCATTCACTTTGTAGACGATTCTGGAACAGAGTTAGCTAAAATATCAGCTACTCCTGAAGGAGCTATTGAATTGCCTAACATTTACACCTCGGGCACCTTTACAGCTCAGACGTTTGTAACTCAATCGACAACTTTTATAGTAGAAGAGTATCATGCGACTGGATCAAATATATTCGGTTCGAGCAGTTTAGATACACATCAGTTTACTGGAAGTGTACTAGTATCTGGTGCAATGTATGTGACGGACGTGCAGCAGGCGCTAGGTACAAACGTATTAACGTATAATCCTGGAGACGGTCGTTTATATTACACGTCATCAACATCATTAATAGGCCCAGCTGGTCCAACAGGAGCTACAGGACCTACAGGCGCTCAAGGAAGTGCAGGTGAACCTGGGCCGCAAGGTCCGGAAGGAGGGCCCGGTCAGTCGTCATATCAGTCGTGGTTAAATTTAGGTAACGTAGGCACTGAACAAGATTTTATAAACTCTTTGTATGGCTCATTGCCTTCAGGAGTGTACTTAACTTCTGATCAAACGAGCTCATTAACCGTATTATCTGCATCGTATGCAACAACTGCTAGTTACTCTGAATTTACGTCTGCGTCGTTAAGTGCGTCTTTTGCAACATCTGCATCGTATTCATTAACTTCAAGTTTCGCTACTACAGCTTCTTTTGCAGTATCTGCCTCAAGATCAATTTCTTCAAGTTTTGCAGTTTCCTCTTCATACATTACTGGAAGTGTTTTTACTTCTACTAATCCAGTATTATCTGCTTCGTATGCCGTAACAGCTTCATATGCTTTAAATGCTGGTGCCAGCGGAGTTTCTAGTATAAACGTTGCTGGGAGTGGTTTAAGTATAAATCAAACCACGGGTAATGTTATTATTACAAGTGCAGGCGGCGGAGGAGGCTCGGCATTTCCTTTCATAGGCAATGCTTTAATTACTGGATCGTTGAGGATATCAGGTTCAATGACTTCTAGTGCAGATATTATTGTAGCTGGACTTAACATTGGTACCGGTCCATCAACATCGACAGCTACCGACAAACTAACAAACGTATCTATAGGAAGTGGTTCGCGTCAAAAAGGAACAACAGGAGTCTTCAACGTTGCTATTGCTAGTAATGCAATGCAAAATGCGACAGCTGCATCGTATACTATTGCAATAGGAGGAAATTCGTTAAGGGCTATAACAACAGCAAACTACAACATTGGTATTGGCGGTAATACAATGGCGCTACTATCAAACGCCAGTGCTGCTGAAAACATTGCCATTGGATATGCAGCTATAGACACTTCTACAGTTGCATCTAAAACTATAGCTATCGGATCGTATGCAGCTCGAGTAGCACCTGCAAATGCAGAAATTATTGCCATTGGTCAATATGCCGCAACTAAAGCTAATGATGCTTCTAACGCGGTAAACATGGTCGCTATTGGTTCATTGGCAATGTCCGCTTCATTAGGTACCTATAGTAGTGTTGCAATTGGATATGCAGCTATGGCCAATGCAAACTACGACACTAGTAACGCTGCAAATAGCGTTGCAATTGGATTCCAAGCAATGCGTTACATAAGAACACCAAACAGCTCAATCGCTATTGGCAATAACGCGTTATTATACAACACAAATTCTAGTAACAACCTTGCACTTGGTTTTGAAGCTTTAGGCGCAGGTGAAAAGTATATAGAAGCAACTGGCTCCATAGCATCAGCATCGTTTGGAGGTAATCCAGCATCAGCTAGCTATGGTATGAGGCAACCTGCTCCTTTTGGTGGATCTGCTAGTGGAACTGAATTACAAATGAATGGAGCGTCATTTGCAAATGAAGCTGGAGTATTTACATACAATGTATCGTGTTCCTTTACAGACCCAGTCGATGCTGCAAGCAACTCAGCTACAGTCACAAAAGCATCCCAAACGTTTACCATAACCTTAGCTGCGCCTCTTCAACCCGGTGGAAGTGTTAATTGGTATTTTCGTGATGCAGCTGATCGAAGAGTTTCTGACCAAAATGTTGCTATTGGCTATCGTAGCATGAAATTTTTCTTAGGGTCTCGATCAAGTTGGTCTAATGGTGCCGCGGTATTAATGACCGGCCGAGGTGAAGGAGGAAATGTAGCATTAGGAGTTAATGCACTTCTTGGATTAGATCCATCGTCGGCCACAGTACCTGCACAATTTAAAACTGGATCAGGCGGTCAATACAACACCGCTATTGGATCTCAGGCGTTAGGAAATTTATATCATGGATCTGAAAATTTAGCATTAGGATATCGAGCGTTACAAGGAAATCCGACCGCACCACTTCGAGGTAACGGTAACATGGCCTTTGGAGCAAATGCAATGATTGGTCTACAAACGGGTAATGAAAATCTTGCAATGGGCGTGCGAGCATTATACGGGTTTTCTGCTACTACCTACGATATCTATCGTTTCATAAGTGGGTCAGGAAACATCGCAATTGGTAGATACGCTGCATCATTTATACGCACTGGATCAAATAACATTGCTATTGGTAGTAACGCGTTGTTAAATGTTGGCGGATCGCAAGGAAACGTTGCAATTGGAACCGAAGCTTTGTACGGTAATACTGGTCAACAAGGAGCAAACAATAACGTAGCTATTGGTAATAAAGCTGGATTTTTCGTTGGTGCTAACATATCAGAGTCAATTTTTCTCGGTGGCGGTGGTCCAACTACTTTCACTTTCGGCACGAATATGGGAAGCGGTCGTCTTTTCATACACAACACATCCTCCATGTCTCCGTTGATTGGAGGAAATTTTGGCACACGTAATCTGGAAATTAACGGAACTGTAACAGTATCTGGATCGATTGTACCCACAGTAAATGCATCAGGAAAAAATAACTTTACGCTAGGTACTCCGGAAAGACCTTGGAGCGCATCGTATTTTTCTAAAAACAGTGTTCACTTTATTGACGATAACGGAGATGAATTAGCCAAGATATCAGCCGCTCCCAACCAAATTATATTACCGGATATATACACTGCTGGTACCTTCACAGCGCAAACGTTTGTTACTCAATCAACGACGATAATAGTAGAGCGATACCATGCTACTGGCTCAAATATATTTGGATCCAGTAGCTTAGATACTCATCAGTTTACTGGTAGTATGTATGTATCTGGTGCAATGTATGTTTCTGATATACAGCCTGCTTTTGGATATAACATCATCACTTTTAATACTGGAAGTGGTAGATTGTACTATACCTCATCTTTATCTCTAGTTGGCCCGCAAGGTCCAGCAGGTTCTAGCGCATACGATACTTGGATAGGTTTAGGAAATAGTGGTACAGAACAAGATTTTATTGAATCTCTAGCAGGCGTTCCTGGTCCGTCAGGATCTCAAGGTGAGCAAGGACCTGCAGGTATTCAAGGTCAAGTTGGATTAACAGGCCCTCCAGGCCCCGTTGGATCTCAAGGACCGCAAGGAGATCCAGGTATTGGATTTACTCAAATCGATGCTAGCACTGTAGGGGTTGCATATAACACTCAAATAACCGGCTCACTCTCTGTAGGTCAGTTAACAGTACCCGCTTTATATAATACAGCATATGGAATTAGTACAACAACGCCAATTACAGTGTATAGTGTAAGTACTGCATCATATGACTCGCTATTTTTAGACTACACTATAAAAAATGCTAGTAATATGAGAGCAGGTCAAATGACTGCAACTTGGTTAAATGGTAATATAGTGTATAATGAAATTGCAACTGTCGACATTGGCGACACTACAGGTGCTAACTTATCAGCTGCTCTAACAGACTCAACAGCATTAATTAATTTTACAGCTCCATCAAGTGGCTGGACAATTAAAACAATTATTCGAAGTATTTAACATTTGAATATTTATTAATATAATCTTGGAAAGGGAAAAGATTGACGTATGGCAAATGAATTTGTAATTAAGAATGGTTTCCATTCAAAAGGAGACTCGCAAGTAACTGGATCGTTAAGTATATCTAGCGGTATCACTGGATCGTTATTAGGATCCGCAAGCTACGCATTAACAGCATCATACGTTAATCTAGCAATCTCAGCATCCTATATATCTCCAACCTTCGTATCAGCATCAGCAGCTGCCTCAGGATTTGGTGCAGGGGGAGGTTCTGGAACCGGATTCCCATTCTCAGGTAGTGCAATTATTACGGGATCGCTATTAATATCAGGTTCTGGTTTACGCGTAACTGGCTCGTTAGGAGTATCTGGATCAATTAACGGAACTTTTATATCTTTAGGAGGTGGTAACGTATCCACCAACATAGCAATTGGATCAGCATCCTTAGAAAGTAATACTACAGGCATTAGCAACGTTGCAATTGGAAACCTTGCGTTAAAAAGTCCTCGTGTAGAGAGATTTCATACAGCAATTGGAGCCGGTGCTATGGAGTTTGCTTCATCGTCAGTGGCAGAGAATGATTGGGGTAATGCTAGTATAGGATACCAAGCTGGAAGGTTTATGACTGGTAGTAGAAATGCAGCAATTGGATTCCAAGCCATGTACCAGTCTGCTGGATCAACCGGAGCTCGATTATCAGTGGCTATCGGATACCAAGCTTTGTATGGTAATGGTGGTGGCGTAAATGGAGATTTCAACATGGCAATCGGATATCGATCCATGTTCAATGCGGGTACAGTTGGTCAAAACTTGGCATTTGGATATCAATCCCTTGAGCAGCTTAAGGTGGGTTCTGGAAACTCAATCATAGGAAACAGAGCTGGCCAGTTTATTTCTCAATCAAATGACGTAGTAGCTATCGGTCGAGTTGCGCTACAAAACGCAAAACGAGTTCAGCAAGTTGTTGCAATCGGTGAGTCAGCAATGTTAAATCAGTATCCCACTGACACCGGCACTATGATAACTGCAGCTAGTGTAGCGGTTGGGTACAAGGCGCTACAAGGTGTAGTTGGCAACGCAAACACCGGAGTACGAAACGTAGCTATTGGAGATAACTCATCGCAATTTAGCTCTACTGGTAACGACAATACGGTAGTTGGGTATGCAGCATTAACTAGAAATGTGATTGGTTCCAACAACGTAGCTATAGGCAGTAGTGCACTATTCTACGCTTCTGGGAGCGATAATACGTCCATTGGATACTATTCAGGTAGGTTGTTGTCAGGTAGTGGTAACGTTGCTATTGGATACTATGCTCTTGAAGGGGCAACTGCAGGTGCGTTGTTAAACGATATGAATAACAACACTGCAATTGGATATGGTGCAGGAAGATACATATCATCAAGTAGAGGAAACGTCTTTATCGGATACAATGCCGGACCTGCTATATCTGGTGGAGGTGCAAAGACAGTAGTGAATAACCAACTATACATTGCAAACACAGCCGGTAATCCTTTAATAGGAGGCAACTTTACTGCTAGAACTGTTACAATATCAGGATCGCTTTACATAAGCGGATCAATTATACCAAACGCAGATGCAACACTAACATCTTCTTTTGAATTAGGATCACCAACTGCAGCATGGAATAGAATCTGGGTTCGTTCATCTTCTATTCACTTTGTAGATGACTCAGGTAATGAGTTAGCTAAAATATCGGCAACACCGGCCGGAGCTATTGAGTTACCTAACATATACACGTCAGGTACCTTTACTGCCCAAACGTTTGTTACTCAATCTACAACAACTATTATTGAGATATTTCATGCAACTGGTTCTAACAAATTTGGATCTAGTAGTTTAGATACTCATCAATTTACAGGAAGTGTACTAGTATCTGGATCATTAAACCAAACAGCAGGATCAACGACAACAAGGAACGCTACTATAAACGGAAATTTAGTGACAACTGGTTCTGTACAGTTTACAGGATTGCAAGAATCATCACAAAATTATCTAGTATCAATTGATGCCACAACGGGCCAATTATACTACACAGCTTCAAGTGCATTCACTCCTAATGCAATTGATCCATCAGCATTTGCTACCACTGGAAGTAATAATTTTTACGGAAACCAAACAATATACGACTCCGATTCGATAGTTTCAATTGAAACATCAACCGGAATACGTCGATTATACGACTTTAACACAAACACCAGTATTGACTGGGCTGACAGAGTATTATATGACAATCTAAACATACCATCAATTAACTACAATAGTAGAGAGCTTCGTGACGAATCTTCTACAACGCTACTAGAGTATAGTAACAATCAAGTTCGATTAACGCAAGACGTCCTTATGACAGGATTGTCGCAAGACATTGCTGATAGTGTTATTACCATTGATACGACAACTGGACAATTGTACACTACATCATCAACGGCTTTTGTAGCAAACATTGGAGATGTTGCAACTTACTTAGGACCGTTAAATAATTTTAGTGCTTCAATACTAGCATTTACGTCTTCGATTCAAAATCAAGTTAATAACTTAAATGCAGCAACTTCAAGTTACGTCTTGAATAGTGCAACGAGCTCAATGAGCGTACTAAGCAGTTCGTACGCATTAACAGCATCTTATGCTCTCAACGTTCCTACCGTAGATACATCAGCATTAGTAGGCACTGCATCGTTTAATGCGTTTACTTCATCAATACAAAATCAGGTAAATAATCTTGCCGTAGCTACCTCTAGTTACGTAGTTAATAGCATCACATCGTCTATGTTAGCTCCTTATACTTTATTAAGTGTAACGAGCTCTATGACTGTTTTGTCTGCGAGTTATGCTAGCACCGCGTCGTATTATAATGGCAGTGTTATATCTGCATCGTATGCTGTAACCGCTTCGTATATCAGTCCTAATTTTATATCAGCTTCGGTAGCCGCCTCTGGATTTAGTTCTGCCACTGATATATCGGCATTGAATACATTTACAGGATCCATTCAAACGCAAGTAGATAATTTAACATCAGCTACTTCAAGCTATGTAACAAATAGCGTTACTGCTTCAATGTTAAATCCATATGTACTAACTGCAAGTACAAGTTCAATGTCAGTATTAAGTAGTTCATTTGCAGCAACTGCTAGCTTTGTGCGAACTGCTCAAACAGCTTCATTCTCAACTACATTAGGCGCTAGTTTATCTAATTCTGGTACTACTCTTTCATTACGTCATAGCAGTGGCGGTATTTTGAATACTATTGACAGACTTACTGCAGCAGAAGCTTTAACATCATCAATAGCATTAACAGTATCGCAATCACAAGCTGGTAGTGGAAGTCTTGGTAATGGATTTCATCGAGTAGCCTTGTTAGATCCTGGAGTGGCCGGCGGATATGACACATCACCAATATATGTTGATCACCAAGGTATAACGTATAATGCACTAACAAATACGTTAACGGTTGGTGGTACTATTTCAGCAAATAGTATAACAGCTTCATTAGAAGGTACAGGAAGTTGGGCAATACAAGCACAAACGGCATCGTATTACGGCGGCAGTGTTACATCAGCTTCATTTGCATTAACGTCATCAGTATCAACTTTAGCAACTACCGCATCATACGTACTTCAAGCAGTATCAGCATCTTTCTATGGAGGAAGTGTTACTTCAGCTTCGTTTGCTAGCACAGCTTCTTTCTATGGAGGAAGTGTGGCATCTGCCTCATTTGCCAACACAGCTTCGTTTGTTAACAGATTAAATCAAAACGTTACGGTAACTGGATCAGTAAACGTATCAGCATCTGTTACTGCACAATCAGTATCGGCATCGTTTACTGGATCGTTAACTGGCCACGTTACTTCAAGTGCAATTGACACTGCACAGTATAAATTAAAAGTTAATAATGTACAAAAAGTAGATTGGGATCTAGGTATTTTAGGATTAGCAGAAACTCAAAGTATTGACTGGACAAACCGTTACTTACTTGAAGGTGGCGATGTTAGCGTTGATTGGGGCAATCGTGCATTAAACGATTCAAACGGAGCAATACCAAGTATTAATTGGGAAAATCGTAGCTTATATGATATTGCTGGCAATGAAATTGCAACTTACGATAATAGAAACAAATTCACTGTAATAGGTAATGTAACAACTACATTAAATGGTAATTCGTGGGCTGAGGCATTAAACGATACACATTCGTTTTATGCAGGAGAAATACATAATAACTATACGTTAGACGCTAACTACGATGCTGGTTATTTACTTTATCTAGATTATACACTTAACAAATGGACAGTAGTAGATCAGACTACTAATTCATGCATCAACTTTTTAGGTGTTAATACTCAAGGAAAAGGAGCTGACCCAACTGTATTAACTGACGGTTTCTTAATAATGACCGATGCAGCAAATCCTCAGGCCGGAATTGACGTATACATTACAAATCCTTTATTAGGCCGACCAGTTTACATTATTGAAAGCGCGGATGGGTCACCTGGAAATTCGTTTAGCTGTACAATTCCATCATCTGGATATGTAAGAGTGGTTGGGCACGTAGTAGCTAGAGGTAGCAATGTAACTGATAACTACATGATTAAATTTAGACCATCTAATGATTGGTATGAAATATAAAAATAAGATAACAATATGCCAACTTATATAAGTAAAATAAACGGATTAGGTATATCAGCAGCAGATGCTCAATATATTGCTGGAGGTAACGTAGATGGAGCGGTACCACTAGCAACTTCAGCTGAGACAGCTTCTTACATAGACCCAACCTTCATATCAGCATCAGCAGCTGCATCTGGTTTTGGATCCGGCGGCAGCGGTACTACTGCACAAACTGCTTCACTAGCATTAACAGTATCAGGATCACAGGCAGGTACTGGTACTCATCGAATAGCGTTGCTTAATCCAGCTGATGGGCCTAGTGAAGTGTATTACGATCATAACGGAATAATATACGATCCTAGCATAAATCGACTTACAGTTGCTGGTACTATATCAGCAACTAATATAACAGCGTCACTACAAGGAACTGCATCTTGGGCTACAAATGCAATTACAGCATCATATGCTTTAACATCCGCAGGTACAGTAACAAATGCGACATCAGCTTCATTTGCTAGTACGGCTTCCTATTTAAACGACCTTAACCAGAACTTAAACATAGTCGGTAACTTAAACGTAATTGGTACAGCTTCTTACACACTATTATCAGCATCGCAATTAGACGTAGGTACGAATACAATATCAGTTAACGTAGCGGAACCAGCTGAAAGATTTGGTGGATTGATAGTATACGATTCTGGATCACTATCACATCAAGCAACCGCTAGTTTCTTTTGGGACTCATTGCACAATCATTGGGTGTATCAAAACGCTTCTGGCTCAACGTATTCAGGTGGTATGTTTATGTCAGGTCCTAGAAATACAGGATCGTTAGGAGATGAACCTACTTTAACAAAATGGTTTATTACTCGAGGAGATGGAGGAGATCACTTAAACGATACACAAATTTTCAGTAGCGGTTCAGTTCACATAGTGACTGGAAGTTTAACTGTTACTGGAAATGTAATAGCAACAGCTTCATGGGCAAGTAATGCAGTAACGGCTTCTTACATAGACCCGACGTTTATTTCTGCATCAGCAGCTGCATCTGGATTTGGTAGCGGAGGAAGTAGTGGTCCAGAGTCAGATCCAATATTTGCTGCTTGGACAGGCTCAGCAGCAAGCTATTTTGCCGGTACGGCATCATATGCAACTCAAGCATTAACAGCTTCATATGCATTATCTAGTGCAGGAGTAGCAGGAGGAGTAACAAGCATTACTGCAGGAGATGGTATATCGGTAGATCAATCAACTGGTAACGTAACAATTACAAATACTGGAGGAAGCGGAGGAGGAGGAACAAACTTAGGTTTAGTATATGCAGTTTCATTAGGTTATTTAATGCCTTGATAATTATATAAAAGAGAATAAGATATGTCACAAAACACAGCACCAATTTTCACTCAAACTCCTAGAATAGGAATAGGTCATGTTGCATCTGGAGCTAATACGGATATGACAATGACAACTGGTATAAGCGCTTCTTTGTTTACAGCAGGAGCATCCGGTAGTTATATTAGCAAAATTCGTTTTAAACCTTCCGGCTCAACTGCTGCATCAGTAATTCGTGTGTTTATTAACAATGCAGGCGATACAACTGTAGGTGATAATAATATTCTTTACGGAGAAATTTCATTACCAGCAATTACTGTTAGTAATACTTTAGCTCAAAATGATTTTGAAATGCCAATGAATATTGCCTTACCGGCTAATTATCGTTTATTTAGTACTCAAGCAACTGCATTAGGTGGTGGATTGGATGTTACTACAATCGGTGGTGATTATTAATACCTATAATCAGTTATGAATGGATTCGGCCATTTACCTAGTAAATCAGATCAAAACACTTTTGTATTTTATGCAAATGCATCTGGCAGTACCTCTGGAAGCTTTCAAGCTTGGAGCGTACCTGAACACGCTGCTTTCTTGCACTTCACTGTAATAGGCGGGGGAGCTGGAGGAGGAGGAGGTTGTGGTGGAACAGCACAAGCAGCTGGTAGAAGTGGAGGTGGCGGCGGAGCTCCCGGTGGTATGGTATCAGTTTCTATACCTGCTATTTTACTTCCTAAAACTTTATATTTACAAGTAGGGTATGGAGGAGCTCCTGGTACGGGAAGTAATAACCAAGCGGTAGCAGGACAATCTGGCCAAAGTGGTACTATTTCGTATGTTTGCTTATATCCTGAAATTAACCCTGGTTCAGCGGTAATACAATCAAGTAATACAGCTCCAGGAGGCGGAGCCGGTGGTTCTACGTCAGGAACAGCTGGCACAGCTATAACAATAGCTGATTCATTAAATTTAAAATGGTTAGGTATAGTAGGTAATACAGTAGCACAACTAGGGGCATCAGCTGGTGGATTGGGTAATGGAAGCTCTGTTACATATACTGGATTATTAACTGGTGGAGCAGGAGGTGCTGGTAAGACAGCAGCTGCTATTAACGGTAGTACTGGTGGTAGTGTAACCATGGCTAGTATAAATGCCTATGTAACAACTGCTATTAATGGTGGGGCTGCTGGTGTAGGCGCAGCTGGTGGTAACGGATCTAGTGGATATTTTTCATGGAGACCTTTTATAGCTACTGGCGGGGCAGGTGGAGGTGGCGGAGCTATAGGAGCTAATAATGGTGGAAATGGAGGCGATGGAGCTTATGGCTGTGGCGGTGGTGGAGGAGGAGCAGCAGGCAACATTGGCGGTACCGGTGGCAAAGGCGGTGATGGTTTAATAATGATATCAATAAGTTAATATGGACGGATTTCAACACTTACCTTCACAACAAGATCAACGTTTTTGGGTTTATACATCTCAAAATCGACCACTAAACGGATTTCAGCCTTGGTCAAAACCTCCTGGTATAAGTTTTGTACATATTATTTGTATAGGAGCAGGAGCGGGTGGATCGGGAGCATTTCCTTATACTGCGGGCGTTGCTGCTAGAGGTGGATCTGGCGGTGGTGGCGGTGCATTGAGTTCTGTATTTTTACCAGCTTATTTAGTTCCCGATACCTTGTATGTTAATATTGGTATTGGTGGAACAGGAGGAACATCCTCCAACGTTGCTAGTACAGCTAATGCAGGATTTTCTGGATTTAATTCTACATTTGTTACTTTTTATCCAGCACAATCAGCAGGATATGCTTTATGCTCAGCTGGTCCTGGTAATGCCGGCACGGTGCCAGCTGGAACAGCAGGCGCAATTGGAGGTGGGGGGTCAGTAGCTGCCACTGCCACATCTATGCCTATATCACAAGTAGGTTTACGAAACTACTTAGCTGGTCAAAATGGTCAAAGCGGTGGACAAAATGGTGCTACTGTTGTAACAGCAGTTTATAGAATTACAGGAGGTGGAGGAGGAAGTGGAAATTCGGCAGCTAATGTTGCAGGCGCAGGGTCATCTATTCTTATGGCCGGTGATTATGCTCTACAAGGAGCAGCTAGTTTACCAGCTGGTAGTGCTGGCGCAAAGATTGAAAATCTAATACAATTTCTTTCAGCTGGAGGAACAGGGGCAAGTTCATCAACCACTATAAGTGGAAGTACTGGAGGCTGGGGAGGATTTGGTTCTGGAGGTGGTGGTGGAAGTGTAGGTCCTGGATTAGGAGGAGCGGGTGGTCGTGGAGGAGATGGATTAGTAATAATAACATGCGGATAAAGTTATGATAGGAAGTTTGAATTTACCAATAGCAAAAGGAAATGCTAAAACATATGTGTTTACGGTTGAAAATACAAGTGTAGGCGGTGGCGGCGTACCTCCATGGAGAGGAATGACAGTATGGAACAAACCACAAGGAATAAATTTTGTATATGGAATACTAATATCACCTGGTACCGGAGGAGGAGGAGGATTTAGTTTTGGAGCAGGAACTGCCGGTGGTGGGGGTGGAGGAGGGGATGCTGGCCCAGTGATACAATTTATACAACCAGCTTATGTAGTGCCAGATACACTAGCTGTAACTGTTGGTAGAGGTGGGTTGGGTGGAGCTGCTTCTACTGCAGGAGGTCTTCCAACCTTAGCATCTGGATTGTGGTATCCAGAAGTAGGTCAAACAACAGTAAATACAAGTCGAGTTTACTATGCATATCCGGCAAGTACTCAAACTGGTACTACTTCTGGTAGAACCGGTACAGCTCTTGCAGGAGGGAATGGAGGAGCAGCTGCAACAATATCAACAACAACAACACAACCTGGAATAATAGGATTTAGTAATTTTTCACAGACTCCGGCATCAACTGGAGCTGGACAAAACGGTGGATTTGCAGCTGGAGGTAATAACGCTCCGTTTCTAGGAAGACCGCAAGGAGGAGCCGGAGGTGGAGGAGTATCAAGTGGTATAACTTTTAATGGTGGTAATGTATTTGCTCCTACAACATCTGTGAACTCTATATGGAGTCGAAATTTATTAGGAGGGGCATCTGCAGGAGCGAATGGAGAAGATGGTATAACACTTTTTGAACCAACATTTTTATCACTTCCAGGAGCTGGAGGAGCAGGAAATAATACTGGTGTTGGTGGTAATGGTGGTAATGGTGGAATTGGTTGTGGTGGTGGTGGTGGTGGAGCCGGAACTACTGGCGGCAGAGGAGGTAACGGAGGTGATGGATTAGTTATTTTAGTTTGTTGGTAATGTTTCGTGAAAGGTGTATATAATTATAATTAAATAAATAATATTATATTAATTAGTATAATAGTATTAAAAATAATAATTTAAACTTTATGGAAAACGTTACAACAATCAGTCAAGAAGAGTTAGCTAAAATTACAGAGCTACAAGAACAGTATGCTGAAATTACAGCTAAATTAGGTCAGGTTCATATTGAACAACTCAATTTAAAAATTTATCAAAACACTTTAGAGACTAACTACCAGGCTCTTAAAGAGCAGGAAAACGCCTTAGGTCAAGAGTTAAACGCTAAATACGGCGACGGTACTTTAAATCTTCAAACCGGCGAATTTACAGCGTCTAAATAAAACCGTTTGAGATTTTATTACCATATTTATTAGTAATATTAATCTAAACGTTTAACCTTTAAATCTTAATTCAATGGCAGAGAAAATAGTCAGCCCTGGTGTGTTTACCGAGGAAAAAGACTTGTCTTTCTTACCACAAGGAATTGCGAATATTGGTGCTGCTTTTATCGGTCCTACTATTAAAGGACCGGCAATGGTACCGACCAGCGTAACTTCCTATGGAGAGTTTGTGCAAGTATTTGGTGATACAGACCCAAATTTATATTTACCTTACACAGCTAAGGAATATTTACAAAATTCAGGACAGCTAACAGTTGTTCGTACTTTACATGACGACGGTTACAAACTTCAAGACCCTATAGCAGTTGTTGCTTCAGGTTCGGGTGGAAGAAGGTTAGTAGCTGTTCTTCATCCTACTCAAATTCTATCTCAGACAGACGCATTTTACGATGGTACTACCGCATTATTTCAAAAGTCTGCGTTAACATCTAACGTATCTGGAGCTGCAGTAATTAGCGTATCTGGTAGTTATACCGTTGATACAGCAGCGTTCCCTAGTGGCAGATCAAATGGAACTGCTTTATATAGTTCATCAATTAATTCAAATAGCGATAATTACTTAACTAAAGTATTTGGACAAAAAGCAACTGCAACTAAAGATCCTGTGTATTTATACAACATCTTTAATAAAGCAGCATCTGCTTCGTTAGCAGCTCAACCAGCGTGTGTATTAGAGTTATATTCTGGATCATTTGATTTTTTAACTACATATAATAGAGCTGAAACTCCTTGGATAATTTCTCAAACAGTTAACGGGTCTACTAACACGTTATTTAAGCTTCACACTATATCTCATGGAGTTCACACTAACTACGAAATCAAAGTTGCTATTAGCAATATTAAGCCAGCTGGAACTGTACCAGGCTCTGAATACGGATCGTTTGCAGTAGCTATTCGTTTAGTAGACACTACCTATTTAAAAGCATTAGGTACTCCATTCGAAGCAACTGACTCTGACGTACGTCCTAACATTGTTGAAACTTTTGACAACGTTAACTTAGATCCTAATTCAGCAGATTACATAGCTAGAAAAATTGGAGATCGTTATAAAACATTTACCAATGGTAAAACAGTTGTATACGGAGATTATCCAAATAAATCTAAATACGTATACGTTGAAGTTGATGAAAACGTTGCAAAAGGCAACTATTCTAATCAGTTAGTTCCTTTTGGATTCCAAGCACTATTTAATACAATACCTAGCACGTTAGGAACTGCTACTTGGTTCCCTGCTGCTAGCTACGTTGCAACTCAAACAGTTAATGGAATATACAATAAGCGTAAGCATTTTGGATTTGATTACGATTTGTCTGGAACGGATAATATTAATTATTTGAAACCATTGCCGGCAACAAGTACAACGACTGGTTCAAATGTTAATTTCTTATTGTCAAACTTTAATCAACATGCATCAGCTAATTTCCCGACTGCTGCAGCTGCATACTCTGGAGCAATTGATTTATCTAGCAACACTACCGTTGATTCTCGTAAGTTTATTGTACCTTTCCAAGGTGGAAGTGATGGAGTTCAACCAAATCGTAGAATTTTAGTTGGAGCTGACATTGTTGCTGCCAATACTCAAGGATACGATTTAAATGGATCGTCTGGTAAAGACTACTCAGTTTATAAAAATGCAATTGACGCTGTATCCAACGTTGATGAATTAGACATTAACATGTTAGTAATGCCAGGTGTTATTCAAAGCAAGCACTCAGCAGTTATTGACTACGCTGCTAATATGTGTCAAGACAGAGGAGACACTTTCTTTGTATTTGACTGCGTTGGTTTAACTGACAATATTGCTTCAGCAACAGACGCTGTAACAGCATTAGATAATAACTACGGAGCTACTTATTATCCATGGGTTAAAATTGTAGACACTAATATTAATAAGCCAGTATGGGTACCGCCTAGTGTTGTTATTCCTGGTGTGTTAGCATTTAACGACAGAGTAGCTGCTGAATGGTATGCCCCTGCAGGTTTAAATCGTGGTGGATTGACTTCAGTATTAGACGCGTATACTCGTTTAACTCACGCCGAAAGAGATGAGTTGTATGAAGGACGTGTTAATCCAATTGCTACTTTCCCAGGCGTTGGCGTTTGTGTATGGGGTCAAAAGACTCTTCAAGCTAAACCATCAGCATTGGATCGTATTAATGTACGTAGATTGTTGATTGCAGTTAAGAAATTTATTGCATCTGCAACTAAGTATTTAGTATTTGAAAACAATACAGCAGCAACTCGTAACAGATTCTTAAATATTGTTAATCCATATTTAGAGTCAGTTCAACAACGTCAAGGTTTGTATGCATTTAAAGTTGTAATGGACGAGACTAATAATACTCCTGACGTTATCGACAGAAACATTATGTATGGTCAAATCTTCTTGCAACCTGCGAAGACCGCTGAATTCATTATTATTGACTTCAACATTTTACCAACCGGAGCTGCTTTCCCAGGAGCTTAATTGGTATAATATATTTAGTAAAAAGCCTCTGGAAACAGGGGCTTTTTCTTTTTATATACCTCCATATTTATTAGTATATAAACTGATACTATAATGAATAACAAGAGTATATCTGCCCTACGAAAGTTGGTTAACGAAGAGGTACGCAAAGCTTTGACCGAAGGAAAAATAGAAATAGGAGCGAAAGTAAAAGTGTCTTCTCCAGAGTTAGCTGATTATAATAAAACCGGAGAAGTGCAAGACGAAGCTCCTTCAGGAAAATTTTACATGGTTAAATTAAAATCAGGCTTGGCTTATTTTCATGAATCTGATTTACGTGTAATAGGTTAATTTTTTTCCAAAAGATCGATATTTATATAAAATAATTGTAACAACTTAAAACGAATTTAACATGGCTGAATTGCTAGACCCAACCGAAATAATGTTTACCGCTTTTGAACCAAAAGTGGCTAACCGTTTCATCATGTACGTTGAAGGTATTCCTTCTTACTTAATTAAAGCAGCTAACCGACCAGGTATTACTTTTGGCGATGTCGTGTTAGATCACATCAACGTTGAGCGTAAATTAAAAGGAAAAGGAAGATGGAATGACGTAAGCATTACTCTTTACGATCCAGTTGTTCCTTCCGCAGCTCAAGCTGTAATGGAATGGATTCGTTTATCTCACGAGTCTGTTACCGGTCGTAATGGATACTCTGACTTTTATAAGAAAGACATTACTTTTAACGCTTTAGGACCTGTTGGTGATAAAGTTGAAGAGTGGACTTTGAAAGGTGCTTATATTGGAGACGCTAACTTTGGTGACTTTGACTGGAGCACAGAAGACGCAATTAACATTCAGCTTACAATTAAATACGATTACGCAATATTGCAGTTCTAATCTGCATCTTGATATTATATACGAAAGTCCCTCTCCGGAGGGATTTTTCATGTTTAAGATATTTATTAATAAATTGATTATTATGAATAACGCTCAATTAATGAAAGTAATACGAGAAGAAGTTCGTAAAGCTTTAACAGAAGCTGATGTAGTACCAGTAGGACCTGATGGTAAAAAGATTGAAGATCAACAAGTAATACGTAACTTAAACATGGCAGTTAAAGCTATTGACGCTTCTATTCGTACTAAATTAATTGACTTAATTGAAGATCCTGGAGCTGCGAAAGCATTAAGTAGTCCAGCACAACGTACTGCATTAATGGGAGCGATTGCTATTGCATTTGGAATATCCGAAAAAGATTTTTCTCAAATCGTATCTAAGATTAAAGGAGTATTAAAAACAGTAGATTCTAATGATCAAGCTTAAGTCAATAGTTGAAAATATACTACAAGAAGCTGATGAAAAAGTAACTTGGGGTGACGTTCAAACGTTTTTAAACGCTATGATAGACGCTCAAAAAACAGGAGGAGCTAAAGGAGCGACCGGAGAGATTGCAAAGTCTAGTTTGAAAAAAGTAGGAATGGCAGGAGCTAAATGGGCAGCTAATTTAGTTACTGGAGGCACTGCTGGATTGATAATAGATTTAGTAGCTGATCACGGAGAAGACGTAGGAGCATTTTTATTAGATTTAGGAAAGTCAGTTACTGCAAAAGAATTAAAAAACCCTAAGTCATCAGAATTTAAAGAGATGACAGGACCATTTTGGGAAGCAATTAAATTATCTCCGGAAGTGTCTCAATTGCTTGATGATAAAATAGAAAAAGCGTTTATTGATCAAGTAATAATGCCTAAACTTAAATCGCCAGGAGCTGAGTCTGAAGAATTACCTAATATGGACGAACTATTAGGCAAATGGCTTAATGACTCTGCAAAATTAAAAGATAAAGCGGATATACACTTTACAGCTAAATCAGGAGACTTGTAAATTTTACAAGCATCATATTTATATAAAATAATAAACTAATAGTTATGGCAATAGTTAACAACAATTACCCAAATCAAAACGAGCTATCTGACGCAGAATTAAAGCAATTAGCTATTCAAAACATGCAACGTCAAGAAGCACAAAATTCAAAATTTCCTACCGAAATAATTGAGCTACCATCTAAAGGGTTGCTTTATAGTGCAGACAGTGCTTTAGCGTCAGGAAAAGTTGAAATGAAATATATGACCGCAAAAGAAGAAGACATTTTAACTTCTTCTAGCTTAATTAAGCAAGGGGTTGTATTAGATCGTTTATTTCAATCGTTAATCGTGTCTCCAATTAATTACGACGAATTGTTAGTAGGAGATAAAAATGCAATTATGATTGCAGCTCGTATTTTAGGATACGGTAAAGACTATGAAGTTGAAATTACAGATCCGTTTTCTCAAGACGATAAACAGAAAGTTGTTATTGATTTGACAGGTATTCAAGCTAAACCATACGATTACGACTCACTTACTCCGCATCAAAACGAATTCACGCTAACTCTTCCAGTGTCAAAACGAGTAGTTACGTTTCAATTAATGACTCATGGATTAGATAAAAAAGTACGTGATGCTGTTAAAGGTCAATTAAAAATGACTAAATTAACAGGTATTGATAAAGAATTGACTACACGAATGAAATATCTATTAACTTCAGTTGATGGTAATAAGGAGCAACAATACATTTCCAATTTTGTTGACAATGAATTATTTGCTCAAGACTCTAGATTTATTCGTGATGAAATCAAACGTCTAACTCCTGATTTGGATATGACGTTTGTATTTACTTCTAATCAAACAGGAGAAAGTCAGGTAATGGAGGTACCTATGGATGTGAGCTTTTTTTGGCCTAAATCCTAGTTATCGACCAATATTACATACTGAAATTTTCAATTTAGTGTATCATGGGCAGGGAGGATACACTTGGGATGCCGTGTATTCGTTTCCAGTTTGGTTACGTAAATTCTACATACGATTAATTTCTGAAACTTTAGAAGCGCAGAAAAAAGCTAGCAAAAAAATGTCAGCTCCAAACGTGCCTAAAATACAACGACCTGCTATAAGACCAAGGTAATTTTCTTTTGTTTGATATTTATATTAAACGAATACTATCTACTATATGAAACGTAGTAAACTAAAACAATTAATGCAAGAAGTAACGGAAGAATTAATAATTTCTGAAGGAATTATTGATTCGCTTATTATGCTGTTTCTATCTCCAAAAATTAAAAAAGATGTAAATATTTTAAAAAACTCTCCAGATTGGAAAGAGTTGATACATAAAATAAATACTACTAGAGATGAAATGGAATTATGGAATGGTCGATTAGAAAGATATTTAGCTCAATGTAAAAAACAAGTTGCTGCAGCAAAAAAGATGGGCATCAAAATTAAAGATTGTTCTGACCTAGAGAAATGGGAAAAATAAGACATTTAATAAATGAAAAAAAATACTTCAAATACGTCAGGCGGAAATGTTAAACTTAATGAGAAAGATCAAAAACTGTTTTTGGAATTTCTTAAAGAACAAACCAAACAGCGTAAAGAAGCTATTCGCGATCGCCAAATTGAAAATGATTTATCTAAAACTTTACTAGAAGAAGAAAAAGATATTCTTAAAATTGCTCAACAACGAAAAGAAGCTGTAAAAGAATATAATGATTATGCACGTACAATGTCTGAACTTTTAAAAGGTCAGACTCGTGAACAACGATTACAAGGTAAAGAATTAGTTAAAGAAATGCAGATGCAGAAAAAACGTCTCAAAAATGAGATGCAATATTTAACTGGTAAAGAAAAGCAGCTTAAAATTTCTTTAGAACATAATAAAGCATTAAAAAAAGCAGTTCACCATGCCGAAGAATTAGTAGAAAAGTATGAGGAAATGCTTGAGCCAATTGATGAGTTAGACTCATGGATTAAAACGTTGCCAGGCGGCGGACTACTATCAACAGCTTTAGGATTAGATAAAATTAAGGAAAAAATAAAAGAAAATGTAGTCAATCAATTAACAGCTAGTAAAATGGCTGGTAAAAATATGTTAGCTTCGCTAGCACCACTATTACCACTAATGTTAGCAGTAGCAGCAGTATATAAAGCATTTGAATTTGATAAAGAGCTTACTAAATTTTCTAAAGATTTAGACATAGCAAAAGATGATGCATTAGCCTTATCAGTGCATGCAGAACATTTAGCTCATGAAATGCATCTTGTAGGAGTGACAGGCAAAGAAGTTGAAACCACACTCGTAGAAATGCGTAAAAGTATGGGAGTGATGGCTAATGAGCAATCTAATGAGCTAGTAAAAAGTATGACAGCTTTACGTACTGAAATGGGTATGACTGCTGAAGAGTCACAAGCATTTTACGATACTGCTACAGCACTAAACATGTCCGTAGATCAATTAGCAGCTGAAGCTGGTACAATGGGCGAAGGTTTATTAGGAGCTAAAGAAACGTTGAAAGAAATTGCAAAAATACCTAAATCAGTTGTTATTGGATTTAAAGGTACGAGTAAAGAATTAGAAAAAGCTGTTATTAAAGGAAAGCTTTTAGGATTATCATTAGAAAAAGTATCTAAAATTGGTGAAGGTATGTTAGATATTGAATCTAGCATTGAAAAACAATTTACTGCACAAGTATTAACAGGTAAATCTTTGAATTTAAACGCTGCTAGACAATACGCTCTTACTGGAGAATATGGAAAGTTGCAAGATGAAATTTTAGAGCAAGCTGGATCTTTAGAAGAGTTTCAAAAAATGGGGCCATTGCAGCAAAAAGCAATGGCAGAGGCCATGAATATGTCAGTTGAAGAAATGACCGCAATGCTTACTAAATCAAAGCAATTAAATGATGATTACGGATTATCAGCGGCACGTGCGGAAGAAATATTAGCATTGGAAGAAGGCCAGGCAGCTGCACTTACAGGTAAAGAAGCTGCATTTTATAAAATGCAACAAGAAGAGAAGAAGCAACAAGAAGCTACTCAAAAGTTTCAAGAGTCGCTAAACAAGCTCATGATGGCGTTTGAAAAAATAGCTATGCCTGTAGTAGAAGCGTTAGGCGTTGCATTTGGATACATCGGAAACGTTATAGATGTAATAACATTAGGAATTGAAAAAATTAATGGAGTTATGTTTCCAATTAAAGAAAATACATCTGAAATGGAAAAATCAATGTCGACTGCTTTAAAATGGACCTTAGGTATCGGAGCAGCCATGGCAGGATGGAAAATCTTTAAAATGGCTAAAGGTGGTATTTCAAAATTAATGGGCGGCGGTGCTGGCGGCGGCGGGCTAATGGATAAAGTTACTGGAGGCGGCGGCGACGCAGAGGGCGGTGCTGATGCAGCAGCTAAACAAGGAAAGTCTATGGCTGATCGTCTTAAAGGATTAGGAGATACAGTTAAAGCATTTTTTGATATATTACGTAACGCTGCGCAAGGTGCAATGGGAGTTATTAAAGACGTGTTAGGAGGATTAGGAGAAGCGCTAGTTGCATTTTTTAAGCCAATGGCTGCATTAGCTACGCCTGAAATTATTATAGGAATGGCAGCTGTTACATTAGCTTTAATGGGACTAGGAAAAGCATTTCAATGGTTAGGTCAAGGAATCGGAGCAGCTGCTCCAGGAATTGAAGCATTTTTTAATGGAATAGGAGGTATAATTGAAACAGTAGGAAAGTCAATTGCATTGGTAATTGAAACTATTACGTCTTCGATTATTAAACTTCAAAATATTGATTCAGCTAAGTTAATAGGCACGGCTGCTGGAATTGTAGCAGTTGGAGCAGCGTTAGCTGCATTTGGAGGAGGCTCGGGTATAGGCGCTTTAGGTTCGGCATTTGCATCATTTTTTGACGAAGACCCTGTAGAAAAATTTAATCGTTTTGCTACAATTGACGCTGAACGATTAATGGCAGTTGCAAATGCAATAACAGCTTTAGGAGCAGCGTTTGCTAGTTTTAATGCAGCTGTTAGTAATATAGGAGACACTTCCTCAATTGACGGTACTATAGATAAAGTTATTGAATTACACGATACTATGTCAGACAATTCAGTAGAGCAGGCAGTCAATTCAGTCGCTAGCGGTATAGGATCAATATTTGATTCAGCATTTGAATGGGTTGAGTCAGTTATGCCAAAAGTAGAGCAAGTGTCAACTTCAGGAGGCGGCGACGCATCAAGTGCCGGAGCAGGCGGAGCAAATGCAGTTTCATTAGCTACCGTTAACGCTTCAATACAAGAATTAATTAAAAAAGTAGATCAGCCTACCGTTATTAAATTTGGAACTAAAACTATAGATGAGTTTGAAAGTCAAATCAATTTGAAAAAATCTTACAGTAGTCAAACTGATAGAGGTTATGGAGCGTTTTCATAATTATTAATATATGGCATTAGTTGATTTAAAATCTAACCTGGCTAACTTTAGGAGTTCGTTTACTACGAAGCCTTTAGAAGATACAGTTAATAAAGGAAGTGAGTTGAATATTGACTCCGCTCCTAAAGTATACAATAGAAGAACTGCTTGGACTAATGCAAAAGTTGAAAGATCCGAATTGAACAGAGACGCAGACGCTATTCTTAAATACACAGGACGTACTAAATTTTTACCTAAATTTGTAGCAACGTCTAAACTTAATATTGACTCAGTACCAGTTAGATATAGTGGTACTACTGCCTGGACAAAAGACACGGTAGCTCCTTCTAAATTTAATATTGATAGCTCATTATCTAAATTTTGGACAGGCGATCCAGATAGCGCGACTCAACAAAGAAAGGCACCGTCAAAATATAAATCTGAAAAAACAATACCATTTACTAGCGATCGATGGGTTGGAAAAACGCCTCCAGCAGCAAATGGTATTGATGATAAACGTTCCGGTGCTACTGGATTTGTAGTCGGCGCCGTTAATAAAAACAATACTGCATTTATTGGTGCAAACGTTGCTGCAGGCACATATGATTATCCAACGAGCGTGATAGGGGTACATGGATCTTCAGTAGTTAGTTTACCATTAACAAACACAAAATATCCAATTGACGGTATTAGTACAATGCAAACTCAATTGGGAAATGGATCTAAATTTTATTACATTGAAAATAAAGATGCTAGACAAAGTGTAACGTTTTCACAGGAAGGATATAACAATTCTAAAAAATACGGATCAGTAGTAACAAAATCAAACAGTATATTAAAAAAGTTAACTGAAGCTAATGGATATACTGTGTTATCAGAACAGTATAAAAAACTTAATTTACGTGACGACACTAAAAATATATACGACACGTATATAAATCAACCGTATGTACTTCGTGGTATTCAACGTGAGGATAAAAAA